TGTTACCGCCTAAACAAGCGTATAAGTTTAGTATTTTGTATTTCATAGTATTATTTTTTTGCCCTCGTTCAAAATATTTAATTATTAATTTGTGTTTAATTCAACCTTTTGTCTTAGCTTCAACATTAACAAAGTAACTAAACTTATTCCAATTACGAAACTTTTTTCTTTAATTTTTCTAATCCTTCCTTTATTATTCTGCTAATTGAATGTACAGATGTACCGTACTTATCAGCATAATGCTTTAAAGATTCGCCTTCTTGAAGGTACTCGTTAAATATTACCGCTTCCTGATGCAGCGTGAACTTACTATGATGGTGTTTTTTTTGGCTCATCTTGTTATCTTAATTCGTAATCTATCTCTAAGCTGTCTAAATAGGCTCTGTTAGGTCTTTTCTTTCCTCTTTCAAGTGCTATTAGGTATAATGTATTTTTCTTCGCTGTAATCGCTTCTATTTGCTTTTCAAGTTCGCAGTTGTAGTAGTCTTCTATCTTTGTCTTAATTTCTAATTTATCTTCATCCATTTTGTAGACTATTAAAAAGTAATAAACAGTCATCACTATTAATATCAGTATGTGCCTACTCATAATTTAATGGTTTTAAAAGTTTAAAAAAGCCTGCGAAATTAATCACAGGCTTTAAAATTTAGAACGGCAAATCGTCTTTTGCTTCTTCCAACTTAGTTTCAGTTTCAGATGTGTTCTTTTTAACCATCCAAGCAGATGTCTGCGTATACCACCTTTCGTTATATTCTCGGCTTGATACGTTAAAGCTAACTGTTACGTTGTCGCCCACACTATTGAACTTTACGAAATTGTCCACTTTCTCTTCTCCAAAGACATCAAAACATATTGTGTTGGTGTAATCTCCGTCTTTGGATTCTAAGATAAAGTTTAGCTTCTTCCACTCTTTACCTGCTTTACTTGTTCCTTGCTCTACGTTAAGGATTTGCTTAATTACTCCTGTTACTTCCATTCTTCTAACTTATTTAATATTAATAATTCTAACTCTTCAAAATCTTCTTTAGTTAAGTCGTCTTGTGCGCTTCTTAACATCTTATAGCTAATGTGCAAGTCTTCCATAGAATTGCTGTGTTCTATTGCCTTTAATACTTCATCATACATTTTCATTTTTTTATATTTTAGTAGGTAAATTTATAATATCTAAACATTCAAGCACTCTACTTGTTAACGCTTCTTTATCTTCCTTTGGGATTTCAAAGGTAAATATATTTAAGTCTTCATAATCTGATTCTTTTGGAATGTAAGGAATGTTTGGATTCTCAGGATTAGCAATAATTTCATCATAAATATATTTATAATGCCATAGGTTCTTACCATCGTATTCCTCGACCATCTTTGCGAGTTGCATAAGCTCATCTTCTTTAGGCATAAAAGCAATGGCTTCTCCGTAGTCTAAATTAAGTACGCAGGCGTTACTAACAATCTGCCAATACTCCGCCTTAAATTCACGTTTAAACAGCTCTAAGTCTTTTGACTGTATTGCTTCAGCATATTCAGTAAACTTATTAGGTTGGTACGATTTCAATTCAGCTACTTTATTGTCAGCTAAGAAGTCAGGAGTACCCACCCAACCGTCAATAGTTGGGTGAGCAAATGATTTGTCTCCTATGTGCTGATATTCTAAACCTAACTTGTATTCATTAACGTAAAGCTCCATAAAGTGTCCCCACGCCATTGGTCGACTATTAACGTCTACTGATAAAGAGCCTTTGAATTTACGTTCCCTGATGCGCTCCTTTAGGTAGGTTTCACAAGCACGACTGTAAGGCTTAGCTTTGCTTTGTGCTTTATCCATTAATAGACTTGCCTTTGAGCTGCTAATTGCTCCCTGTCTTATCTTGTTGTCCAATACGCTCATCTTATAAAGCTTTTAAATGATTAAGTACTTTACTGTAGTTAGCAGTGATTTTCTCGTTAACGGTATTCTCTATTGCAGGAAAATGGTCGGCTGATATCTTGTTTGCTTTTTCTTGAAATAGTCTCTTTAACTCAGGATAAAGTGATGCAGGGTCTACTTGCTTTGATTCTTTGCTAATTTGTTGACCACCTGCGTCCGTGTCTTTGTCTGTTACTAATCCCAATGCTGAACTAAGCGCATATCTTCTTATGTAAGTGATGGCACTACCTAACACTTGGAATTCATTCATTTTCGCCAATGATACGTTTTGGGGTATCGCTGTAACGCTTTCGATAGTTTCTCCGCTTTCAATGTGGAATACTATTGTCTTAACACTTGAACCTTCTATTAATTGAGTGAACCCTAAACCGTTCTTTGCTAACAATGGGTTAATAATTTCGAATATGGCAGGTAAGTCCGCATATGAGTACCCGTACCCTTGAGTCCCTTTATGTATTACAGGAACTTCTTGTTGGAATGATGCTAATGATTTAAATAAATTTTTCATCTTAAAATTGTTTTAGTTGTTTATTAAATTATCGAATCTTTTAAATGCTTTGCTTATCTCAGCTATGAAGTGTTCTTCATTGGTTAGCTTGTAAGCTTCTTTAATAAAGAATGATTCACTCAAATTGCTTATGTTAACGTCAACGCTATCTTCTGACACGTCCACAGTCATAATGTCATCATAAGATGCGCACTTTACTACACAGTTGTATTTAGTGTAATATTTAGGATAAGGTTTAGTGTCCATATCTAAATTTTTTTTAAGGTTTTGTTTCAAGTCCATTTTGCTTCGTTTTAAATTATTGTTTTTTTTGTTGTTAAAGCAAAGTAAAGAATAACATTTCAATACTGCAAGCTTTTTTTAAAAATAAATTTTAAAAGGGCATTTTTTCAAAATCTTCATTAGGCTTTATTGTGCCCTTATCAAAGTAATTATCTGATTCTTCATTTCTAAACTTAGTGAACTTCTTATCGAATTGAACTATATCAGTACCTACTCCACCTGCTCTGTACTTTGCGGTTATTATGCTTGCCTTACCTTCTAAGCTTTCGCCTGATTCATCCATAGTGTTTCCATAATATTCGGGTCTATGAAGAAATATAACAATATCAGCATCCTGCTCAATTGCTCCTGATTCTCTTAAATCTGACAACATTGGTATCTTATCGCCACCTCTGCTCTCTACGCTTCTGCTAAGCTGAGATAAAGCAATTACAGGTATGTTTAAGTCTTTAGCCAATCCTTTTAATTTTCTTGATATGGAGCTTATTTCTTGCTCTCGATTTCCTTTTACTGATTTGTCTACTAATAACTGCAAGTAATCAATTACAACCATATCAATTTTGGCGTCAAGATTGGATGTCTTTACTTTTGCTACAAGTTGATTAACATCTAATCCTGCTCTGTCATCGATTATGAAGTTGTTATTGTAGACCCATTCACGTTCTTCCAACTTGCTTGATAAGTCTTTTAAGTCCATATACGTTGCATCCCTTGTAAACCTGTTTGCAGGTATCTCAAGTTCTTGACTAAGCACTCTCGCAGTCAATTGCTTTGCACTCATCTCCAAACTGAACATCATTACTTTCTTTTTCTCAAAAAATACAGGGTGACTTGCTAATTGTAAGGCTAAAGCGGTCTTTCCCATTGCAGGTCGAGCCGCCATAATAATCAAGTCTGAATCCTGCCATCCTCCAAACCTTTCGTTAAGTTGCTTTAATGGTGTTTTAATACCGTTAATTACTTTGCCATCCTTAGCAGCATAAACATCCTTCACGATTGTGCTAATATGCTGAGTAAAGTTTTCCGACTCTGTCGTTTCCGTTAACATCGATATTGAGCTAATATCAGAACTTAGACCCGAAAGCAACTCCAAAGCATCTGAATCACTCTTATAAGCGTTGTTGATTGTGTTGTGGCTTATTTCAATAACCTTCCTATGGATATACTTCTCCAAAACGATTCGAGAATGATATTCGATATTGTCAGAACTAACAACTCGATTCGTTAACTCAACTACTTTACTTGCACCGCCAATAGCTGATAACTTATTGTCTGAGTTAAGTTGGTTTACTACGGTTGCTAAATCTATAGGTTTTGATTCACCATTTAGTCTCAGCATAGAATCGTAAATAATGCGATTTGAAGCATCGAAAAAACTATTTGAAGGCAATATACCTAAAACTTGATTAATGCTCTTAGGATTGATTAAAATAGCTCCTAAGATTAATTCTTCTAATTCCTTCGCTTGTGGTAATTGTTTATCTTGTTTCATCTTGTTATTTTATTATTGGTGTTTGTGTGAGTACGCTTGTTGATTGATTGTTTTGTTGATTCTTTTTCTTAATTCTTACCCAATTTAAAAAGTGGCTTTTAAAGTCTAAATCTTTCTTTGTGGTAATGTCTTGTAGTTTTAAAGACTCGACAAAGTTGTCTAATTTTTGGTTGATATCCAAACGAGATGAGAATAATTTTTCTTTAGAAGTCAATAAAGCATTTATTAATCTTTCATTATTCTTGTAGTCGATGACGATTTCTTTAATTGACCTTATTGCGCTATCTTCTACATCTTCTTTTACATTTACATTTACATTATCACTTACACTATCACTACCACTTACACTTACAGTTGAATTTCGTACATTTTCGTTGAACGAAATTGAACGGTCGTTGGATTTCGTTGCTCTTAAAGCTGCACTTCTTTTTCCTGCTAACGAACGTTGCTCTCTTTGTTCATCCCATTTGTTTAAGTCTCGCTTTAAGGTGTTCT